GGGTAATTCTTGATGCTTGTGGGTATAAAATAGAACAACAAAAAATACCAGGCATCGTTGGTGATAGACAATACAAACTAGACCAATCAATTAAAAAGTTATATGGATATATTAAATGAAAGCAAGTAAAGCACTTAAAGAACTGACAGATAAAGATATAAAAAATATTGCTGAAATTAAACAATTTTTAGATGAAAATAATGTTGATTATAGTACTGAACTTGGTAATTTTTGTTTACATTATAATGATGATACTAAACGGTCCTATGAAATTGAATATGTTTCATCTCAACAATTTCCTATTGCTATGCCTAAAATGGGAATTGCTGGTGTTGATAAGAAATATTTTTACGAATTATCTGAACGAGCAGAAAATGAAAATAATTCATTTAAATGCTGGGTAAAAGATTACGAATGGGAAGATGATAGAAAACGAGAAGTACTTAAATCATATTTTTTACATGCGGCTGGTTTAACTAAAACTAAATTTTATGCTAGGGATTGTGTAGTAAAAGAAGTTCAATCAAAAGAAGCAAGAGAATTTGAATTAATTAACTGTTTTTATGGAAAACGTGGTGCTTCACTTAATCTAGGATTATATTTAAAGAAAGATAAACATGGTATTCCAGCAGGTACATTGGTTATGATTTATACTTTTGGTCATAATTTTTTCGGTAAAGATAATTCTATTGAAGTTCTTAGAGTGGGTACTAAACGGTTTTGTTCTGTTGTAGGTGGTGCTAGTAAATTACTTAAACATTTTGTACAAAATTATCCAGTGCTAAAAGTTGGTAAAAAAAATATTGATGTGGCTTTATTGAAATTTTATACTGATTATGACCATAATCTTGGCGGAAGCATGGATGTTCTTGGATTTGAATTTGTTAATTATTCCCAAGGAGGATTTATGAATTATTGGATCGAATCCGGTACGATTAAAGGTAGAGAACCAGCAAGACATAAATGGGTTATGCAACAAATGCGAGAAGGTAATGTTATAGCAGTACCAAATGCTGGTGTTAAAACTCATGTACTTAATGTGCAAAAATTCAAAGAAAATCATTTACAAAATAAAGTTCTTATTACTAAAGAATCACTATCTAAAACAATGCAGGATTGGTAATAAAAGGTTGACAACCTATTAAGTTCCTGATAGAATCACTATATCTACTTAGGAGTTTATTATGAAACCAATTGATATGTTAGAAAATGTGGCTGTTATATTATGTATGGCTGCAACTATACAGGTTTCATTTTTTGCACAAGATGCCAATTTTTACATTGTATTTTCATTATTTACTGTTTCTTCACTTATTTTGGCAACTATTTTGTATATTAAAAAGTGTTTTGCTCAAGTCCGATTACAAAGTTTTTTTATTCTAATGAATGCATTTGCTTTAATTAAATTAATATCTCAATAATGCACATAATTAAGTCGGAGAAATTTATATGAATCTAGTAGAACTCATTACAGAAGATACATATAATTGTCAATATGGTGCAGTTTCTGAAATTTCATTAGAACTAAATAGAGCAGTAAATCAAGAACAAATTCTTTTAGATGTAGGACTTACTATATTAGAACAAGAACTTAATATATCAGTACATGAATTAAAAGAAGCATTTCCGGAGAACTTTATATGAATCCAATAGTAACTAGACTTAATGAATCTTTTAGTTATATTGATGCTGATTTGGAAGTACTACAAGAAATACATAATTTTTTAAAAGTGGAACGGGATGGTGCATATTTTGATCCATTGGTTAAAGCAGGATTTAAATCACCTTATGATTTCTTTGCTTCTATTCAAAATAAAAAATTATTAGTACTAAATGGACATTTGCAATTACTTGGTAATTTCGGAATTTCAGAAGAAAAACAAGTATCTGATTATACAGAACTACAATTAGATAAATTCTTAAAAGAAATAAAACCTAAATTGCCATTTATGCCACATGATTTTCAAGAAATAGCATTTAAAGAATCAATTCTAGGTGTTAAACAAATTAATCTTTGCAGTACTTCCAGTGGCAAAAGTTTAATTATTAGTTTAATTGCTGAATTCTTTAGAACTAATAATAAGAAAGGACTATTGCTAGTTCCTAATATCAATTTATTAACACAATTTAAAGGTGATATAAAAGAATATTTATTAACTGATTTATATGCTGATATTCATATTATTGGTGGTGGTAGTACAGATAGACACTTTAATAATGCTTTAACTATTAGTACCTGGCAATCATTAGTAGATGTTCCTGCAAAATTATTAGAAGAACTCGATTATGTTGTCTGTGATGAATGTTTACATCCTAACACATTAATCAAAACTGATTTTGGTGAAATTAAAATAAAAGATTTAACCATTGGTGATAATGTGCTAACAATAAACGAAAAAACAAAAGAATTAGAATATAACCCAATTCTTAAAGTACATAAAAATATTTCAAATGAACAAATGTTTGAATTAATAACAGAAACCGAAGAAAAAATTTATATAACTGGCAATCATAAAGTTCAAACGAGCAAGGGATGGAAACGGGTAGATGAATTAACTTTACACGATGAAATAATTGATTTACAAAATTATAAATAACAATGTTCGATGACGGACTGCTTATAAACGGTTGTCGAATACCTTCTGATTAATTAGCCGTCATCGAATCATATAACTCAGAGAAATTCGACATTCCTAAGTTATTCAAAAAAAAAATAAATAGGAATATTTTATGACAAATTCTTTATCAACCGCAATACATATTACAAAACATAATTCCCAGAATAAGTTATGAATCCAATTGTCCAGTGACTCCTAAACTAAAAAGCGAAATATTTAATCTTATACGCAAACACAATCCAGAATTAATAAACGAGTTTAACAAAATAAACATTGCGCGCTACACACATCCGTAACCTGCTCGGCATTTGTTGTATTGTTTTTTGCATGATGTAAAAATTTCACAAAATATTATATATTACAATATAGATAATAATTGCAACAGAATTATAGACTTTAAAACGTTACGAGATATGGTGGATAGATACAAAGGTAATGGGTCTGGATCTCCTACATTTTACAATACATATATTTTCAAATATGGGTTAGATTTAACTTATCCTAAAATAGTTCATTATTCTCGAGAACACATTTCTAACATAATTAAGCGAGCCAGCGCGAGCCATAGGCGCTGCAAAGCATGCAACGCCTGGTTTAAAGTGAAATCAAAATTACAAAAAACATGTGGTTTAAAGTGTCAAGCTTTGCTTTCATCAGAAAGAATGAAACTAAACAACCCATGTAGTTCTATAAGTTGGACGAAAGAACGAAGGGAATCACAGTCTAATATCATGAAAGCTAAAATTGCACGTGGAGAATTTACTCCGTGTGTGACAAATTCATGGGCAAATTCTAAAGTAAATTTAAAAGAATTTGGTATACCATTTAGAAGTACTTGGGAAGCATATTTCTATCTGTTTATGACCATTAAAAAACACAACTTAAAATATGAAAAATTAAGAATACAATATTATGACCCCGCGAAAAACAAAATGAGAAATTATATAACAGATTTTGTTGATTATGAAAACCAAATGGTATACGAAATAAAACCAAATGGTTATAAAGACAACATAACCATCATAGCCAAAGAAAAGGCAGCACAACACTGGTGCATGGCAAATGATTATACCTTCAAATATATTTCGGAAGATTGGTTTTATGAAAACTACGACGAAACATTATTAACTAATTTTGAACACACAGAAAAAATTAAAAAAGCATTAATGCAGTTTAAAGGTAAACATGATTAAATTAACATGTATTAAAAAAATTGATTATTCCGGTGACACTTATAATCTACACATTCAAGACAATCACAATTATTTCGCGAATGGTATAAACGTAGCTAATTGTCACAGGTTTGCTAGCGATTGTACTTCAGACATCGTAAAGAAAACTATTAATTGCAGATATAAATTTGGATTTACTGGAACTATTCCTGAATCACCAGTAGCTAAAATGCAATTATTTGGATTATTTGGATTACCTAAAAGATATATTACATCAAGAGAACTGATTTCAAGAAAATTAGCTACTCCAATTAAAATTAATAGTATTATATTTAATTATTCTAAAGAAGATAAAGCATTATTTAAGCATGTAGGTACTTATCCTAAACAAATTCAATTTCTGAAAGAACATGAAAAACGAAATGAATTTATTGTCAAATTAAGTACTAAATTACAAAATAATAGTTTACTTTTGTTCCAGCACACGATTCATGGTAAATTATTATTTACTGATATTATGAAAAAGTTATATCCAGAAGTTGAAGTACTTAATAAACACATTACTGGTAAAAAATCATTTGAATTTCAATCGCAATATAATATATATTTTCTTAATGGTGAAGACAATGCTAAAACTCGTGAAAAAACTAGGAAAATTCTGGAAGAACATGATAATGTCTTATTAATTGCGAACTATGCCCTCCTCAGCACGGGTGTCTCAATAAAACGATTACATAATTTAGTTTTAGCAAGCCCATTAAAGGCATTTACTACTATTACACAAAGCATCGGTAGACTTATGAGACTCCATCCCGATAAATCAGAAGCTAATGTTTATGATCTGGTTGATGATTTTTCTGTAAGAGGTGCTTCTGGTATCTTTTATAAACAGTACAATCACAGGAAATTAACATCTTATGAACCTGAAGAATATCCAATAAAAGAAATTAAATATAACTTATTCTGAAAATAAGTACAAAATAAGTACCACTAATTGTAAGGACTCTTAATTGAGTCCTTTTTAGTTTAGTTTATAATCTACTTATTCATATAATTAGCTTATAACAATAAGTACTTATTATTTGTACTATATAGAAGAATTGATACTTAGAACTTATAATTAGTTAGCTTATAATTGTTTTAGTATTATAAAGAATTGGTTATCTAAGCTGTTTAGAACTATTTGTACTATATAGAAGAATTGATACTTAGAACTTATTATAAGCTATTTAGTACTGGGTGTACAATATGCATCAGCACCCGTACTTCTGTACTCCAGTACTTGTTTCTGGCATTGTTCTAATGAAAGATTGGTTGCTTTAATTTCCTGAACAACACCAACTTGGGTAAATAACACAATAATTAGTACCCACATTAGTTAAGACCTCCCGAACAATTACCTATAACTTTAGTTAATAATCTATTAAGATTACTCATTTCTGTTTGATGCAGCAGTTTAAGGTCATTTAATTGAGATTGTGCCATTTCTGCAGATGCTCTTAATTGTCCAACTTCCATTAATAATTTAACACCAAAAGCACTTACAGAACCAATCATACCAAGTAATACGACAACTACTTTAGGATCTGTAAATGCATTTCTTAATTTAAGCCAAAATGATAATTTAATATCTGGATTAGACATTTAGGGTAAATACCAGCATCATTTTACCATTGGTAACCGACACTAGTGGTTGATATTTTTCAGCATCTTTCATAATTCGTTTCAGATCATTATGAAAAAGCATACCATAATTAATGGAAACGCCAGCAGACGTACTTGATAACTCAATAATTTTTGGGTCACCGATTGGTAATCGTTTAATGAGTTTTTGTAAATCTTCTGGAAAGTCACTTAACTCTGCATTTTCTCTATATGATTCAGTAATAAATTGTTTAAATTTCATTATTTAGCTCCCAAATAAGTAATTACACTTATAAGTTGTTCTTTATTATAATCTTTCAAATTAAATGTAACTGTATTTTTATCAGAATCACCAGTTTTTGCTAAAATTTGAAATAAATTAGCAACTTTGGGACTTCTGAATGTTATTACTAAGTTATTGCTATTTACTTCAGTTTTTTTAATAAGTTTTAAAATCGGCATTTTAGTTCCTTAACTTTTATTGTTATTTATAATAAAACTTAACTATGTTTAGTATAAAATAAGTATTTGGAGAATTAAAATGAATAAACATACGATTAAAATGAGCACAGAATATTTTTTAGGATTATCTGAAGGAACTGATAAACAATTTGTTGGACAATGTTTTTTGTTACCTAAATCAGTATTGCAATATAAAGAAAATAGAACGGTTTATGTTGGATATGTATCTGATATTCCAGATGTTGATGAACAATTACCATATACTATTGATATTAAAGAAGTAATCTTTTCTTAATAAAACCTTAATAAACCTTAATAAAAGGTTGACAACCATGGTATTTCCTGTTAGAATCAACCTATCTACTCAAGGAGATTCATAATGAAAAACGAAATCAAGTGTGAAATTTCTCAAATTAAATCTGAACTTAAAATTTTCCGTGCTAATAAAAATAAAGAAATGGTACAACGATTTAAAGAAATGCTTGCTGAAGCACAACAACGGTTGAGAGAAGTCTAATGAAACCTGAATTTTGGAGTATAACATGACTGATACTAAATATAAAATTGAATTAGAAAATGGTACTGTTACAATTACCGCACGTGATTATCAATCTGCTTATACTAAGGCTGAAGAACTTGGATTGGCAGTTATAAATCCAAATACAAAGGAATCAAAATGATATATTCGATTTTTACGGAATTAAATACCACTAACTCTAGTAATGATAAACTGGAAGTACTTAAAACTCATAAAGATAATAAATTGTTACAACGAGTGCTGAAAATGACATATGACCATGTCGTATTTACGTATGGTGTTACTATGCGAAATGTAAATACCTTTTGTTCTTATAGCAATAGGCATGATGTTTCATTATCCGCAGCATTGGATACGCTTGAATTACTTGCTGACCGAGAAATTACAGGTAATGCAGCATTACAATGTGTCGCTACTCTATTAGATGAAGTAACTCCCGCTGATGCTGAAGTACTAGAACGAATTATTGACAGAAATATAAAATGTAATATTGGTCGAACTCAAATTAATAAAGTTTGGAAAGGACTTATTACAAAACCCATCTATATGAGATGTGGTGTATATGGTGAAAAAACTGCTAAGAAAATTAAATTCCCGGCATATATCCAGAAAAAAAGTGACGGCACATACCGAGAATTTACTGTAGATAATGGAACTGTGACAGCAAAAACTCGTTCTGGTGAATCTGGTACATATCCTGTATTATTTGATATTTTAAAAAATTTCCAAGATGGTATTTATACAGGTGAACTAACGGTAAAAGGAATCACTGATAGATCAATTGGAAATGGAATTATTAATTCTGATGAGATTCCACAGGAAGATTTAATTCTTGAGTTATGGGATTATATTACGTTAATGGAATATAAAAATGCTGGATTAAAAGTTAAAAATGTATTTCCTTATTGCACAAGATTCAACGATTTATCACTTATTGTTCCTGAATCTGAACAAGTTAAAGTTATTGAATCTAAAGTAGTGTGGGATTTGCAAGAAGCATTAAAGCAAACTGCCGAATGGATGAATAAAGGATATGAAGGTGCTGTATTAAAGAATTTTAATATGGTATTTAAAGATGGTACTAGTACTGAACAACTTAAAATTAAAATTCAAATTGACACTGACCTGAGAATAACTGGATTTAAAGAAGGAAAAGTGGGAACGAAACGTGAAGGAAAAGTTGGGTCTATTATTTTTTCAAACGATGAAGACACTATTCAAGGTAAATGTTCTGGGTTTTCAGATAAAGTATTAAATGATATGAGTGCTAATCCAGATAAGTACTTAGGTAAAATTATGACAGTTCAATTTAATGATTTAAGCAAAGCAAAAAATAATGCTTATTTCTCATTATCTCATCCTAGATTTATTGAAATGAGACCTGATAAAACTGAAACTGATACATTAGAAAAAGTATTTGACTTGCGCGATATGGCAATTATGCTTACTTAAGTTGTGGTTAATTCTATAATTCAGATTAGTATTATATACTGAAGGAGATTATTAATGAGTAAAATGAATAAAATAAACAAAGTACTAAAATATATTATATTTAATGCTACATTCGCAATATTTATTTATTATGGATTAGTATTAGATAATGCAGGTGCTGCCAATGTTGCTATTTTTGTAGGCTGGATTACTTCTTTATTGGGTCTATTAATGTTAATTCCTGATATTAGAGAAACAGTAATTTCAGATAAACTTGAAAAGAAAACACTTGAATTATCTGATGTTCCTAGAACTTTTGATTTAGTACTTGATATTAGTATTTGTATATTATTCGTATATTATGGTTATTTCTTGTTATCAATTATATATCTTTTACATATTATAGGACTTAATTTATATAAAGATGAAGTAGAAAAAGCATTAGCAGAAAAAAATGCCTGAATATAATCTTATCAATTTAACTGGTGCATATTTTATAGGTATTTGTATAGGTGCATTTTTAATGTGGGTATTTTTGCATTGGTTATGGGACATAGGAGAATAATATGGAATATGATTATAAGTTAGATAATTGGTTAATATTAGAAGTAAATATTGATGGATTACATCATCGAGTAATTGGTGGCGGTTCTGGTGGATATTTAGATCCTGATTGGTATCGGATGAATTCTGGTATTGACCGGATTGAAAAAGATAATAATTATTATTATATTCATGGTACTTCTGGCAGTCTTTATAAAGTTCCTATTGAACGTGAGCAAATAGCCAATTCGTTTGCTGAAGTTATTTTAAATCTTGAGGAAACTTATCCAGATACAATTAGAATAGTACCAATGCATAGCATTTTAAATAGTTATATGGAGCAAGAAGATGAATGAACTAACTAATACTAAAGATAAAATAAGTCTTGGTATTATTAAAGATATCGAATTAAAAGTTCGTAAATCATTTGCACCGCGATCTAAAATAATTAAATCTAAGAAACAGAACACCGCCAGGATTAATAAATATGACATTAACAAGAACCGATTTAATGAATATTAAACCTATTGCTGATATGCTTAATATAGAATTTATTAAGCTAGATGCTGAATTAGATGTATTGTATAGTACTAAATTAGAAATTGAAGCAAATATTGCTAATGCCGCAACTGATATGAGACCTGTTATGGAAGCTATTAGACAAAGTACTATACTTAGAATCCAAATAGTACTAAATATTAAGAAAGAATTGATTAAATTAAAAAG